AACAATGAGACGCTGTATATTATTATGAACATATACCCATGACTTTAACATTGTTAGCGTTATATCAGGTGTATTGTATGAACAGGTAATTAGGGTTAGATCGTCCATTTAGATTTTATATTTTTAAACCATTCTTCTTGATTGTTCGATGTCGTGCTCTTATCAATAGAATCGGATGGTATACTCAAATATTTTACACTATCGTGTATATCGGCAAACCACCAAAATGGTGGATGACCTCCAGCTTTTATTATCCTAAGTGTATGGTCAACATGTTCCCACGCATTATAAAATCTATCATCGTGTAACCCTACACTTTGTAGTATCTCTTTTGTAAAAAAGCTAAATACTCCTGCTACGTGTTCATATAGATCAATCTTTACGTTATTAGGATATTCTATAGTAATTTTTGGATTAGGTTTAGATTTATTATCTAGCAGATGTCTATTATGAAGATCATAGTTAGCTATTTCCTGCTTTCTATTAAATGGTGTACCAGGTCCGAAATTAAAGTGTTGTATACCTGTCTCTTTGCTTGCTTGTATATAACGATCAAAAATTAACTCATCTAGCACAATTGTATCATCCTCAATAATAAAGATATAATCGCACCCTTCATCTAGAAGATGCTGAATAGCTCTGTTTTTTGATTTACCTACACCTAAATTAGTTACGTTCCTGAGATAGGTACAAGGAGATGGAAGACTAGGACCGGGGATATTTTCACCATCGTTAACTACTACAAGTTCATCCACAGCACACGACGGTCTAATACTATTCAACAAATTGTACAAATATTCAGGACGATTACACGTAATAACACCTACACCAACCTTATATTTTTCATCACCCATTACATTAGTAATTATATCACCTCTAATAAAAGATCAACTATAATAAATACATATATGGCATGTACAGACGGTAAAAATACATATTTAAACATAAAGGAGCTTCCTGAAATTAGTGATGTTATTACAGGAGATTACCTTATAGTAGAAACACCTAACGCTACATCTATTATAGATTTTGCTAATTTAACTTTTACTTTAGATAATACAACGTTTGGTGATTTAATTACAAATAATACTAGTAATACAGCTGCGCTTTGCGCATTTGTACTAGCATCAATTACTACAAAAACTTACGCTGTCTTTAGTTTATCAGGCTATAATTCAGGAGGACCGAAACTTACTAATAGTACAAATATATCTTCAGTTACTTTCGTTCCCGCAACATCAGCTATCCGAGTATATTTTACAATACCATATCAAACTAACCAGTATGGCTTTACAGTTAATTCACTTCTATCTACCTTCATTGGTCCTTCGAATATAAACGACATTACGGCGAAATATATTGATATATATATTAAGGACAGAAACTTCAATCTAACAACAACAGACAGAGCTACTATTGAGATATTAGGCGGGAAACTGGATTTGCTGTAGACTTAGTCATACCAAATTTTTCATAAAGTGCCTTTTCTGCTTCTTCATGTTCAAGTGCTGCTTTTTGTTGCTTTACAAGTGTTTCAAGCTCACTCATTTTTTCCGGGTTAAAAATAGATTCTTCCTCACCATATAGTTCACCTGTAGGTGTAAGGTAATCAGAAATCATATCGATACGTTGTTGTGGATTGGTCGGCAGTACAATAATACCTGGTGAATCATCTTTCGGATAAAATATATCTGCTTCATAATTCTGCCTATATTGAATATATAGGGCATCAAACATTTCATCTATCTCTCTAATAAAGACGGTGTTTGTATCACGTAATTCATCATTAACAATTTTAATAGATTCGTCATACCTTAGGAGTAAGATGAGATCTAGATGTCTCATTGATTCTTTGGTAAGTTTAATCGCTTTATCTACATATTCTTTAGTAAAGCCTTCAATTTCATGATCATGAGCCCACAGAGTATAAGCAAGGTTATCAAGTGGACATCTATCAAATACAATATTAGAACTAGTATTAGTAGATTGTAGTTGATCTAACATAAAGTTAAGAATATCCCACTGTGTATCAACAGATGTGTTTGACGAGTGTGGTAAATTCTTTTCTTTAATAACATCTCTATAAGTCTTGGAAGGCGTTTTATAAATAGGCCACACTGCCAAAATGTTTTTAACTAGGGTCGATTTTCCCGTGTTAGATGTACCTGATACTGCAATTCTCATATTAATAGTAATTTATTGATAATTCTTTAAAAGTCAATCAATAATATATTATACAGATAATGCTTTATCCCACACAAGTAAATGTAATCTCGGACTAAAGTTAACATGCATTGACTTAGCATACTCAACTACTGCAGGTGCGTTTTCTACGTGTTCTTTTCTAGATCCACAGCAAGGCATAAACCATATACGTTTTAGCGGTACATTAATACCATTGTAATCATCAACATATTTACGCCAAATTTCATCTATATCCTCTGACCGCGTTATAACAAACTTAAAGCCAGAGCCATGTTCACGATGCCACTTTAACACCGCGGGCTTGTATGTTTTCTCTTCGGGATCACCGTTTGTTGTTAATTTAGGTGATGTTGTAAAGGTAGCTTTAAATTCTGTGACCCAGCGTTCATCCGGCATAATAGTAGCGTTAGTCTCAAAGTCTATCTGCGGTAAGAAATCATACTTTGCAACCAGCGCTTCGATAAACTTAATGAGCTGCTTACCTGAAACAAGCGGTTCACCACCAGTTAATTTTAAGATAGCACCAGCTCTTAAATGAGCTATATGTCCTCCATCTTCAAATAGCTTAAAGATCTCATTAAACGTCATCTTATTCTTTACTGACCATGAAACATATGAATCACAGCCATGCGGAGAGTCCTCAGAAATAAATGCTGCACACGTTAAGTTGCAGCTCGCTAGTCGCATAAAGACAGAAGGCTTTCCAACATACTCACCTTCTCCCTCAATCGTAAAAAATACAAAGTCGTTAGATAAAAACATCGCTTCCTTATCGCAGTCAATAATCATATAATTATAGTAGTACAACAGTTCGATATTTCAAGTGTTTTGATTAAATAATATTAACATGACCCGTAAAGTGGCGCGTAAGCGCAAGTCTGCTGGTTTGGAGGAAGTATCAGAAATTGAGGCTTCTTTTCAAAAAAACTGGATACTTGATTTTAAAATCAAGAAACCTTTCCACTTCAACACTAATCACCAGCAATTTTATAATAGTATAAAAGCTGATGAAACAAATATGGCTTTTGTAGCAGGTCCAGCTGGATCCGCTAAGTCATATATTGCTGTATTAGCAGGTCTTGAATTGCTTAAGGAGAAGAAAATATCAAGTATTATTTACATTCGATCTGTTATTGAATCTGCATCCCGCAGTATTGGTGCTCTACCAGGAGAGATTGATGATAAATTTTCTCCGTATGCAATGCCATTAATAGAGAAAATAACAGAAATTACAGATTCTAGTACATGTAATAATCTCAAGTCTAATGAGATTATTCGTGCTGTGCCTGTTAACTTTGTACGAGGCTTGACCTTTAATGATTCATTAGTTATCGTAGATGAAGCACAAAATTTATCTTTGAGTGAGCTTGTAACGATCTTAACACGCTTCGGTAAAAACACGAAATATGTAATATGTGGTGATTTAAATCAGAGTGATATTGGGAACCAATCTGGTTTTAAGGAGGTGTATGATCGCTTTAATACAGAAGAATGCGTGGATCATAGAATCCACGCATTCGAATTTGGAGAATCTGAAATCGTTAGAAGTAAGATTCTTAAGTTTATTGTTAAGGTATTAGAAGCAAAACAGCGTTAAGCACCCCAACTAGTACCAGCGAACGGATTACCCATTCCGTTTGATACATTGCTTGGGCCTACATGTGCTGCGCCAGTAAATCCAACCGGTGCTATACTAGATGTATTAATTGTTTGCGTTATTGCTTCACCTACTACCCCAGTATTGACTACTCCTACAAGAGGATTTTTATTGTAATTAAGTCCTGCTGTAGTGTTATACTTGTGTTGGTCATTACTAAAAATAGCAGAGTTTTCATCATGTTCAAAGACTTCTACCTTATCTACCCAGCATCGACCATTAGTAATAGAGTCAATGTGTCTTTGAGCAATTTCAAAGACATATTCTGCTGTACGTTCAACACCTACACCCCTTCTAACAATATATAGCTGAATAATACCGCTATCGTGCAATTTCTTAAAAGTTTCAAGTTCTGGATCATCAAGAGCGACTGTAGTAGTATGATCATAGATACTCTTAAGTTCGTCTTTAAGAGCTTTAAGACTACCGAAGTCAACTACCCAGCCTTTGTTATCTAATTCAGAACAACCAAACCACAATTTTGCTTTAAGCTGATATCCGTGTAGAAATCTACAATGACTAGTGGCGCGCCACTGTCTAAATGCACATGAGCCCAACTCGATTACTTTTGCTGATTGAAATACTTCCTTCATATATATTCATTGTAGTAATATAATATTAAAAAGCAAGTTATTTATTACTGTTTAAGGTACAATACCACCACTAGGTGTAGTACCGCCACTAGATGAAATTGTAGTGTTCACTAGAGGAGGTGTTGTGCTTGTCGTCGACCGCTTGTTTTTTTTACGCTTCTCACCGTGTATTTGGTTACCCTTCGCATCTCTTACATCCATTGAAAAATCAGTGCTTTTTTCGCCTTTAAAAACATAAGCATAATATGTACCGGATCGTCTAGAACCACCTGTATTATTAAATCTCTCTGCTGTAAAAGTAACTATAATTCTATTCGTATCTAAATTAACTCTTACACCACGACGTCTCTGATTCGGTTGCGCTGTTGTATCTTTTTTAGCTTCTATAATCTTTATACTGTTAGGATTAAAGGTTTTATAATATGACTTTTTTAATTCTTGCAAAACGAATTTTTCTGGTTCTGCTGTTTTAAAATTAGAGTAAGCAGAGCCTATTGCCTTTGCTGCTGAACCTATAACTCTAGCACCGGTAGGTGAAATTATTTTTGCTGCACCTTTTATTGCTGCTCCGGCTAACTGCCCCGTTGCACGCGCTACATCTAAAAGTCCCTCTTCTAATAATTCCCTTTGTGAAAGCTTTCGCATATTGATATTTATAGTTGCAAACAATATATTATGACTTATAATCATTAATATGGATGATTTAGAACACGTTGAGATTGGAGACCTAGTTAAACTACCATATGCTAATGGTAACGCTCCGAGAACAGAAAAAGAAAAGCAAGCTATTATTAAGCGCGCAGCAAAAGCATATGAGAAATATATGGATGCACTTGGTTTTGATTGGCGAAATGATCCTAATTCGGATAATACTCCTATGCGTGTCGCAAAGGCATTCGTTAATGACATTGCAACTGGCTGCTATGATAGTCAACCTAATGTAACAGCGTTTCCTAATGAAGGTTATGACGGTATTGTTGCTCAATGTAATATTCCTGTAAAGTCACTTTGTAGCCATCATCACCTAGCCTTTACAGGTGTTGCTCACCTTGCATATATTCCGAGTCTAGATGGTAAGGTTATCGGTCTCAGTAAGCTTAATCGTATTGTCGAGTTTTATGCTCGCCGCCCTCAGATACAAGAAATGCTAACTAAGCAAATTGCTGATGCTGTTAATACTGCATGTGAGGGTAATCTAGGTGTTGCAGTTGTACTTAAAGCTCAGCATACGTGTGCTTGTAATAGAGGTGTTCGGCATGATGGTTGCTTTATGATTACATCTAAACTTACAGGGGATTTTCTATCGGATGAGAAGACTCGTACTGAGCTATATAAATTTATCGATATGGCTTCTACAAAGTAAAGGAACTTACACATTATGTGTTATGAATATTTTTGTAACTAACGATGATCCCGTGTTAGCAGCACGGGATCTTTGTGATCAGCATGTACGTTCTAAAATGCAAATTGAAGGAGCTATTATGTTAGCGCATGCATTTCCGCAAGAATTGTTAGATCACCCATCTACACCTAGAACGCAATCCGGTAAACCAAGAAAAGCTGGAAAAGGTTATGCCAAGCATCAGTGCTCTATTTGGGCAAGAGAAACAAAAGCTAATTTTGAATGGTTGACTGATCATACGCTTGAAATGTTTAATGAGCGAATGTATCGCTGGCCTAATTCTAATGAGCACTTTACTAAAACGTTTATTAAGTGGTGTAAGGACAATATACATAATATTATTACAACACAGACCGAGCTTACACCATATGCTGTAGCTATCGGTGTAGATTGTAATTGCCGTAAACTACCTAATTTTAATCAATTAAGTGTTATCGATCAATATCGCTCCTATATTATAAACGATAAAGAATTTGCTACCTGGACAACAAGAGAGCAACCTAATTGGTATTAATATTTAACTTCAATTTGATTATTCGCAATATTGTTTGAATTTACATCAATTAAAGCATCAAGCTGCTTAATAAAATCCTTACCAACAAGTACTTTATATTCATTAGCTTCTCTGTTACCTATACTAAAAGGTATATTTTCAAATTCTGTACCGGCAAATTTAACTCTAAATTTAACCACTGGGCGTTCTTCTGTATGACCAGCTCCTACATTAATGCTTATAGTATCCTCTATATCCTTTATTAGTCGTTTTCCATTAATAGTGGTAAAAGAAACTTTTGAACCTTGTGTAGTAAGATCTTCACCGTGTATTACATTATAGGCACCGTTACCTGAATCTATTTTAACTTTAATAGACCCGATACCTTCAATACTCATTACCTCAATAAGACCGATTACCGTTTTTTCGTAAAATTGTTTAAAGTTAATCATGGGTACAATCATTACACTCTCCACATTCACACCCTTGTTTCGCATACTCACAATCTGAATCTTCACTACCTGTATTGAACATTTCTTGACTATGTTCTCCGCAACCTTCGTGTTGCTGATACTCAAGCCAGTGATAAACAGAGGAAATATAGTCTGCTGCTTTTGTTATTTTCGAGGATACCCAACCTTCGAGAGAGGGTAGATCTGCGACGAGTTCTTTTAGCTTTGGCGCATATTCTGCAAGCTTATGTAGCTCAGATAATGCCATTTCTATTTCGCTTGGATCCTGCTCTTCACTATTGTGTTCGTGATCATGGTTATGATCATGACTATTATGTACCTCTGTGCCTGGCATATCCATTGTTATCATAACAGGCTTACCCATTAAGCTCGGAGCACTTAGATCACCACCACCTACTTGACCGTAAGCTTCTGATAACAAATTTTGATCTCTACGTTTTAGCATAATACTATTTATGCTATTTTAGGTATTTAATAATAAGTCCTCTATTTTAGTCTCGGGATTACCTAATATATTAATATTAGCCTTGTTTAATTTAACATCTTGTGTATTTTTAGATATTTTTGCTATTGGTAAAATTGCAGTTCTTAAATCTTTAATTCCGTGATTACCACCTCTTGATCCACTATATCTTGCGTATAATACTGGTTCGTATTCTCCATCTGGTATATCGTCATTGTATATAATATGATGTGCCTCAAGTTTATATGTATCATTATCATCTGGAACAATTTTTATATTACCTTGATACAAGCCATTAACATTATCTTCTCCGTATTCTTCGCCATAATCCGGACCAAAGAGAGAAAGTTTTTTAAGCTTAGGATCTCTAATCCTCTTCCATAAAGACTTACCAGGAGGCATACCGTCTGCATATCTCTCTTTAATTTGATCAACAAAATCCTCTATCTCTTCATGTTGACATATATTCTTACCTGCTTTACATGTCATTCCTCCGTATTGCTGGTAGTCAGAAGCTTTTTTACCTGCTTTATGTGAGATAAATAATACTGGTTTATCTTTGTAAGTAAAATTAAAATCACTTTTTGGGTTTTTTGGGGTAGTTTTAATACCGTCGACTTTTTGACTATCGCCGTTTATTTTAATAGTAATGTAATCAGTATCATCTTGTATTAATAGAGATTTTATTTGTTCCTTTAAATTATCTAGAACAAAATTTTCATCCCTTGTACCAAAACCTTTACCCTTACCTAATACAACAGGATATTCATTTTTGTTCTCATCTTGCACAATATATGTACGAAGTAGGCCAGAAGTAGATCCATCCTCACCCGGCTTAACTATCTTAACAATTGATAGTTTAGCATCTTCTAATGTCTGAATAAATTTAGTTGCATCATATGGCCCTTTTGGCTGAACCCGTGTATCTTTACTGCAAGAACCTACAGTTAAATTTGGATCTTTAGCCGCAATAATTATCGCTAATTCACGCTTACTATACTTTTTAATTTTTGCATCTGCTTCACCTAAAACACGTAGGTATAGAGGCTTCTTGATGTAATTACCAAGAACTCCTTTACTATAAATATTTGATAGTTGTTTATTCTGCATTGCTAATATAATATTTATATATTAAGTATATTCTTAATTCTTTCTCTATCTGTTTCCTTAATATTGTCTGGCACAAAATAATTAACTACATTAGGATCTTTCGAAAGTATCATATCTCTAACTTTAGTTCCACTAATATTACCTCCTTGAATGTTAATAGGAGTCACAACAACATGAGGATATTTCTCCGTATTTTTAATGAAATAATTATATCTCATTATATCGTTATCTTTTGAGCCTGCTCCAACAATTATATTAACGTTAGTATGTTCAGTAGCAAGATCATAGGTAGATTTAACAGGTGTAACATCACTCTTAACAATTTCAACAGGCTTTGAAAGATAGGGTTTGTAAATAGACCATATTTGATATGACATTTCTTGATCTATACCGTCACGAGGACTCTTACCTATAAAAATAACTCCCTTATTAGCATCTTGTAAAATATTTTCTAATGCTAAAAAATGTCCTTTTGTAGGTGGTTTAAAACCTCCTGGTAAGACAGCTATTGTCTCTACATTTTGTAGCTGTTCGAAAAATTGTTTAAAGTTAATCATTTTCTACCTTTGCTTTTAATTTTTGCTGTGGTAGTAATGTAGCTATATCTAAACCGTCTTTAAGTATTATCTGTCGTGCGGCAACTAATATATTTAAAACTACCTCTACATCATTATATTTTTTATATAGAAATGATAGGATGTTTGGAATTGTCTTAAGGTTACCTTTCTTAGCATTCTTATCACCTAGTAGTATTTGAGCAACTCTATCTGGATTTGAACCCTCAACAACCGCTCCTGATGTTCTATTTGTTATACCCTTTAAACCACTCCACTTACAGTTAATATTCTTAGCAAGAGTTGATAATATTACACCTCTGTGTTTACCGTTATAAGGACTTGCTTCATCATTAGCTAATACAAATTTAGCCCATTTAATATCTTGTACAAACATGAAGTCTGTTTGTACAAACTGACCATCTAAACCTACTATAGGTGTTCTAAAGTGTAGCTGATCTCCAGATGCTCGGAGCCAACTTTTACTATCCCCGGCTCTAGCAATATAATATTTAGGTACAAAATTACGCTCTGGATCTTCACACCACTTAATTAATAAGTTTGTTATTTCATCTTTAGTATATTTTCTACTGTCAATTGCTATATCTAAATCACCTGAGGACTCTCTTTTTCCAGTACTACCCAATAAACAGTTATCAAGATTTTTAATATTAATAATATTTGAAAGCATATCAACTGTTGGTTTAATATATGCTAATTGAATACGTACTGTGGGATCTACAGTAAATACATTTCCCCCTTCGACTATAACACGGTAATATTCTTTAAAATTAATCATACTTGTCTATGCATTTGCGAGATATTTTTCTATACCGTTATCATCTTCAATTCCACTACTCTTTGTTTCTTTATCAGTTAATGTATCCTCACTAAAATTGAGAAGACGTTGAATTGTAATTACGATTTTTTCCGGATCTAACTCGCCAATCTCTCTTACAACTGATCTTAAAGTTATTATTTCCTCGGGTGTAGGTACATGGTTTAGAGCTTGTACAATAAGTTCCTTATACTCCGGAAATATCTCGCTAAGACTTAAACTATTAATACCATTTGATGTATTAGTAGGTTGATCATTAGTCGGCATATTCTGAGTATCGTTATCACCTGCTTGAGGCTCAGTAGCATCAGCTGGTTTCTCAATCATTAATATATAACTGTTAATTAAACTAAGAGTCTTAGATTCTTTAAGTTTTGTACTACTATTAATTACTTTGTCAAGACTTAAATTACGATCCAGATTTATTATCCTTACAACATCTTCTATTGTTTTTGAAATTGGTACATTAACAGAATTTTGCACTTTAAGAAGCATTCTATCAATATAGTTACGCTTAGATATGTCATCATTAAAGCGTGTTTTGTCAAAAATAAATGCATTAGTTAAAATTTTAATAACTAATTTTTCGTTATTATCTATTGGCTTAATTTCAGGCTCTGCTGGAGCTACTTCAGGCGGTGCCGCTTCTGCAGGTGGAGTCTCAGGAGCAGCTGCCGGTTCCCCTGGCTCCTGCTCGTTAAGTATTTTATAATACTTCTTAAAAAGTGTATTTAAATTATTCATTAATAATTATGGTATTGAGGCTGCAGCTAAAAATTTATTAGATATTTTTTCTGCTGCGGATGCCATATTTCTTTTTGCCATCTGTAACTTACGAGCAGTACTACTTGTTAATTGTTTACCAAATCCTTGATCAGGTAAACCAGCTATAGCTGTAATTGCACTAATGGTTGCCGAAGGATCTTCTGCTTCTTCTTCTGAGGCCTTATATATATGCTTAAGTTGTAAATCTACAACTTTATCACCTATAGTAATAGTCA